CCTTGAAAGTGGCCAAGGGGAACGTCATTGCGCATGTAGAAACAATCTCGCTTCGCTGCTACTCGCTCAATCTGTGGGCTATCCTGTGAGTAGTCGTCACACACAACGACAGGTGTGTCCTTGCCAAGGACGTCCCTGACAAGGCAGATGTTCAACTCAACGAAGTGAGGGTAACCAGCAGCGCCAATAGCTACAGCGTAGGTCATGTGCGCATCATAGTAAGACTCGTCCACGAGTCAACAGTCCACGACTGCGATCCATGATGTTTATGCTCGCCCTGCGAGCTGCAGAGTTGCTCATGAGCATTGCACGTCTCTGCTTTCGAATGGCCTGCAACCGCGATACTGCTGTCTTTCCAGCCTTGAACAGACGCTCCTGCTTTTCGAAGTTCACGTTCGCGCCGATGGCGTTGGCTGCTGCTTCAAACTTGCGCTCAACAGCTTGGACTCTGTCCCTGTCGTCCATGTCCATCTTGTTGAGGACCTGAGCCCTTTCCATAGATGTCAGCCTGCGCTTGTATGCGCGGTCGTATGGATTGCGACTGGTGAACATCTGACGCATACGACGCTGGGCTTCCTCGTATGGGATGTTCTCGTTCATCACCATCTGAGTCACGCCGTCCATGTATTCTTCCTGGACCCTTCCGATATCGTTCTGCATGGCTGCGTTCACCATGCGGTCAGCGATTGGCGTGTATGGAGTCACGAACATTCCAGACATCTGACCACCGAACCTTGACTCCCTGAGCCACGAATCTTCGCCATGCCTGATCAGGAGCCTGCTGGCATTCCAGTTCTCGATCTTGCCGGTAGCACCCGGCATCCTGTTCATCACAAGCTTGCCGATTGTCGGCTGTAACGTCACGACAGCGCGGTCGACACCGTAAGTCAGATCCTTGCTGTTGTATGCACCAGCAACGTAGTTCATGACCTGAAGCATCATGCTGTCGACCAGACTTCCAGGACTGAATCTTGCCTTGGAAGGCTGCGTGTTGAACGTGAGGTTCACAGCGGTATCGAGGAACGGAACGATGGATGCCATTCCGACAGCAACTTCGGTTGGCTTAGCAGACACATCCTCAAGCTTTCTGACGCTTCGGATCTCTCCGAATAGCGCAAGGTAGATCGCCCTTGTCAGCGTCTCCAACAACCAATACCCAGCGAGACCACCGATGGCTGCTGCGGATAGGATGTAATACATATTTCCAAACTTCTCCCATGCTCTTAGCGCCACGCTCTCATGCTTCATCATGGCACCACCCATCATGTCCATGATCTTGCTGAACATGTTCCATCTCCATCCTTTGAGTGCGAACAGAATACGGTTGATCGTGTTCCGCTTTGCGATGGCTGGACGGTTGGCAGGCGTTGCCACGTTAACATCCTCAAGATGCTGCTGCGCAAGAGTCCAGATCTGCTCATGATCAAGGAACCGAACCTCACCAAGAGCTTTCGGATCATCACCGGCAGCATCAAGGCGATCATAGAAGTCATTGATTGCGCCCTTGAGATCAACAGCAGCACCTTGGAACCAGTTTTTCAGATCAGACAGCGCCGACAGATTGTTGCGCGGAAGCCTGAACCAACGCGGCAGCACATCAGTTGGAAGAATTGTTCCAACGATGCGAGGATCAGCACCACGATCCTTAGCTCTCAGGTAGTTGTGCCGAAGGCTGCTTTCTACTGCGTGCATAGCTGAGAACACTGTCTCAGCTGCAACCTGATTAGCCATCATGTCACCAGCGCGAGGAAGGAATGGCCTTATCGTAAGCGCCATGCCGATATCAACAGCTCCAAGCATACCCTTGCCGGTAGTCTTGAGCACGTTCCACATCTGTTTCCACACCCAATCAACAGGACCTTCTGCAGCAACAGGCTTGTCAGTCTCCTTGTATGTAATCCTTCCAAGGCTTGTGAACGACTCCGCAACCGACTCAAGGTGGTAGCGTGTGTTGAACGGGTTGTTAAGTCCGCGCTCTGCGAGTTCTCTGTAGATCCTTCCTCGCTTCCACGCTCCATCAGCAAGGTCTTGAACCATGTCAGAGAACAACTCATTCAACGTGAGCGTTACCTGACGAGGGATGTTAGCCAGACCATACTTCTGATAGTTCGACACGCTGAACAGCATGCCCATTTCCTTGAGAGCTTTGATGTAATGCACCTTCCCAATGAATGGAGCAGCATCGTAGATTGCACGGATAGCTGAGTATGGTGCCATCTGTGCAAGATCCCAGGTCAGCCTAAACGCATGCTGTGGCCACACACTGAAGATTCCACCACGCAGACGCTGCAACCTCCAAGACGAGTAACCGATTGCTGACTGCAGCATGTTCTGAATGCCAGTGCGGAAGCTTGAGATAGCACCACCCATATACAGGCCAAAGAACCTGTTCCACTGCAGCGTCTCTTCTTCAAGCAGCTTACCTTCAGAGGCGAATACCTTCTGAAGTTCAGTTCTGAAGTCTCTTAGCGCTTTGATAGTGCTGTCGATATCCTCAAGCTTAATTCGCTCCTCGTTCAGGCGCATCGCCTGACGATTCGCTTTGGTTTCCTCAATCAGCCTACGCTTCCTTGTCTCCTTACTCGGCTCTCTCTTTCCTTCCAACGCATCAATGCGTTTCTGGTAATCGTCCTGCATGTCCTTCAATACAAGGATAGAGTCCTCTACTGATCTGCTTACCCAGTTCAGATAGTGGGAAGATCCATTCAGCATGAACGACATTGTCTGTGCCGTGCTGTGGAATCCGTGATTATACCATGCATACGGCGCGATCCTTTGACCGCGACCACGCGTGAATGAGTTCTCCTGCTCGAATGGAATGTAAACCCCTTTACGCTGTGAATCCGTCTCTGACGATTTGTCAGTAACAGCCTTATTGTAGATTCCCTTCTGCAGATGGAAGAAGTCCTTCCAGAACTGCTGTCGTGCATCGAAGTTTTCTTCAGTGATGCTGAACGTATCGAGCGCAGCCAGGAAGTCTTCTACGTTGGTTATCTCTTCATTTCTGATCTTTTCAAGCAATGCCGGGTATGCACCTACTTCCAGTGGGCTCTTCTTGTCAGTGAAACCAAGGTCTCTGTCGCTGAGGAACGCCTTCAACAGATACCAGTGCTGATCGAGAAGCTCAGTAGCTCCAGCCATATCCCTGAAACTGTAGTTATTACGATCAGCGTCGTAACCAGCATGCTCAATGAGCCACTTCTTAGTAAAGTCCATTGCAGCTTTGTTGAACGTGCGTGGAAGCATGTATTGAACAAGCTTCATAGCACGACGTTGATACGGCATTCCAGGAATGAACTCGTCAGTTACGGTCCTTGAAGGAATTACTTCTCGCCCTCGCGTGACATCAATCTCGTATGCCTCGTCTGCTGCAGTAACCATTTCCTTTAGGCAGTTGATATCGTCCTGCGTGATCTCTATCTGAGCATCAGGAAGAGTATCTCCTGCTTTCGGATCGTATCCCTCGTTGGCAAGGTGGAACAATTCTCTGCCTACCTCATTGAACCAGTCGTAGACAGACTTGTTTCTGTCACTGATATCAACGATGTCGCTGTGAGAGTCTGTGGCTTTATGCAGAAGTGTTGCAATCCGATCACCCCACTTCTGATACCACTTGTTCATGAGCAACATCGAATCGCTCCACGCTCTGACAGCAATACGCGAATTCTGAATTGCACGCACTGGAGCCGAACGAGCAATACCTTCCCACATTGCGGTCCACTTATTGAAGATCGCGTTGATGAAGTTGAACCCACCCTGGTGATTGCCCTGGATGTCGTTTACCAAGGATGAGTCGAGCAGCATCTGCCCATACTTAATCATCGACTTGAAATACTTGGCATCAAGAGTTTCATCGTTGCCATTGTTTACTAGCCACTGAGTCATCTGATCAATGGACTCCTGAACCTTTACGCGCTCAGCCTCCCATCTGGCCAAGTTGTCGTGCAGTTTTACAACATGGTATGCGTTCTCAGTTCCACTGGTCGTTACCTTCGGAGCAGTCATCGGAAGCGGCATCTTCACAATGCCTGACACAGGATCGCTACCGACATGTTTCCAGTTCTCTGGAATGTGAAGAGCACCAGCAAGATCGGCAATCTCACCTTCGTATGCGATCCAATCAGGATCTGCCATCAGCTCCTGGTAGAACTCGTATGCTTCATCAAGCATCTGAGCCCTGTTGATCACTTTACGAAGCTTAATCTGCTGCGCTCGCATAACAGTCTTTGCCTTCGTCTCGGCAGCAGTCGACTTCTGCGTGGCTCTGATCAGACGCATGAACTTGTTAACCAAGTCGTCGCCCTTGCCGACTGCACGTAACCCAGCTGGAGCTTTGACCAACTCGTCCATCATGTTGGTCATGTCCATCGTCAACTGATCAGTCAAGTTTGCTACTTCAGGGTCAGCCTGATACACAGCAGCTGCCATCAACTGCCTTATAGCTGGTTCAGTTGCTATGAAGTATGCAGCTGCCTCTATGATTGCATTGCCAACCTGAAGCTGTTCTGGAGGAGGAGCAGTGTCTTTATATGCTTTCGTTACTGCGCGAGGATCAAGATTTCCCCAAGGATTCTGCAGCAGCTCGTTGCCCTGCTCAGTCAGCGATAATGCTGTGATCATCTGCTCTACCTTCTGGGCGATGCCCATAGAGTAGGTCATATATGATTCATAAAGATCTATTTCGCGAGCTGCATTGGCTGCCAATGGGCTGTTGGGATCAAGATTCGGATCTGCAAGACGCGCACGCAGCAAAGCAAGATGAGATTTAATGCGCTCTTCGAGTCTTGCAGCGATTGCCTCTTGGCCAAGAACCTCGATCTTCAGCTTAGCAAACTTCCTCATGTCCTGAATGAACTTAGGAGACGTTAGCTTAGCCATCCATGTATCCCTGGCTTTCTTAACCTTGTTCATTCGCTCGCGTATGAAGTTCACGGACGAGCTTGCAGCTAAGATTGTTTGTTCCTTCAGCCATACAGCTGGAAGATTGGTGATCGTGTCTTTGAACTGTCCAATCGGAACCTTGAACACATTACGGACGGTTTCGATCACTTCTTGGAAGTTGTCGATCAGACAGATCTGCTTTGCCTTTGCGCTGAGCTTTCTTCCTTGTGCCTCTCTTTTGGCAGTAAGGGCGGAAAGGATGGTATATGGTTCTACATTTCCAGCCGCGATTACAGTCCCTCGCTGCGCCTTGGTAAACGCCAAAGCAGGACCACCCGCAGTAGAAACTGGGATAGTCTCTGCTTGGCGCTTGACCTGACCAGCAGTCCACGCGACGGCAACAGCGCCCATGTCTACGTCCTTATTGATCTCATGCAAGAACCCACCGTTGGCTGTAACCTCAAAGTCACCGGCTTCGAACTTGGCGATCAGTTCGTCGAAGTAAGAATCGCGCTGCGCGTTCATCATGCGCATCGCCTTTTTGATTCCCTTCAGGAACCCAGAGATGATGCTCTTTGCTTTATCAACTGCCTTCTGCAGGTTTGTCCTGCCTTTACGATCAGTGGCAGCAACCATGTTATGGGCAAAGAACTCATCTGTGTTGATCAGGTGGTAGTAAGGCAGCAGGTATTGATTACCCCTGCGGTGCATGAAGTCTTCACTGGTGAACGCACCACCGTTAGCCTCCATGTCCTTCAGGAAAGTCTTTACGATCTCAGGAGTGGTTGGGTTCTCAAGAGCCTGACGTATCTCAATTTGCCGATATTCCTCAACGGCTCCCTTGTGCTCAGCAGGAAGGAACATGGCAGCAGCATGCGCGAGTTCCTCAGCAGCTGTGTGAACACTTCCAGATGTGCTGACGAACCTTGCGATTCTCCAAGCATGGCTAAATGACCCGGTGTATTCGACTGTCGCGTCGTTGCCGATCTCGTATCCAGGAGTGATCACAAACGTAAGATCTTCAAGGATCGTATCAGGAAGCACATCGAGCATCAGGTTGGCAAGCCGCTTCGCTCTTGGGCTTAATCCGTTGTTCTCAGTGTTGATCAGCTCGCGAATTGCAGCCTTGCCTATAGCAGGCTTGTTGATGACGTCTGGATTGACATCGCTTATGCGTGTCCTGCGACCACCGCCACGGAATTGAACACCACCAGACACGCGAGACTCATGAACCCGATTCAGAGATTTCTCAATCTTGTCAGCAAGAGCAAGCTGTTCCTGAGTCTTAGTAGCATCCTTGCCAATAGGAATTCCGTTTATGACAAGGATCTCATCCCTGACGATTTGCCAAGGATCTCTACCTTCAGGTGTCAACTCAGCAAGAGGGTCAATGGAGTGAATACGCTTGAGGATCTCTATACCTTTGGCTGACTTGCTTAGATTCTCCTCAAGCCAATCCATCAAGTTTCCACCCTCAACATCTTCCATGTTGAAACGGGTAGCAGAGAATGTATCTGGTGCAGCTTCAGTGATCTTCTGATTGAACGTCCCTACCGATGTGCTGCTCAATCCACTGACGCGCTCATTGATGATTCTCTCTGCATCACTTCCTTCAGACACCATCGAAACCCACCGAGCCTGTGCAAGCACATCTCCAGGAAGAAGCCCGAGCTTGTGTGGATAGTAGTTTGCAAAGTCTTCAGGACTCAGATAGTCACGCCTATCAGGCTTAGCGACTTCCCACCATGCAGAGTTGTTGACTGCATGCCTGTTGATATACCAGCCATCAGTCTTCCCACTCTTGGTTTCTTCTTTGGTAAATGGTTTTGCAAGTCCGCTATTCTGAAGCTTCTGAAGGTCTACGCGGTAGATAGTTTCCCATTCAGGCTTTGCTTTAGTTCCACCGCGAATGACTATGCGTGCAAAGTGTCGTCCTGTCTTAGGCTGTTTCTCTACAGCCAAGAAAGCTTCTACAGCCTTAACATCAAAGCGAGACTTGAGCTTTGCCATCTCAACTCGCTCTTCATATTCCTCGTCAGTCTCGCCTTTCTTTCGCTCAAGCTCAACCTCCTCAGCCTCCATTGCGTTGGTGCTGACTGTCTGACGATTGTGGAACTCGCCTTCGCTTTCAACCTGAAGCAAAACAGTTCCGAGCGGAATGAATGACGCCTGGAACTTGACGTTTTCGTCGGTCTCGAACTTGGCCTTCGTCCAGATCTTATTGCTGACGAGTCGATACTCGTAGAAGCCGCTCGTATCAATTTCAGGCAGGTATTCCTCCTCAGCTTTCTTTCCAGCAGCAGCCTGCTCTGCCCCGATGACAGCCTTGGCTCGCCCAAGCATCTGATGTCTTGGATTCCTCTGCTGGTTCTTGGCCTGAAGGAGAACACCCTTAAACGGACCTTCGATGATTGGAAGCCTGAAAGCCTCAGCGAACAGCCTTCTTGCAACCAGAGCCTTCATGTTTGCCCTGGCTACCTGATGATCCTGGATGCGCTTGTAGATCTGCTGGATGCGTTCGACGTAGTAGTCGAACATTTTTCCAACCACCACAGACTCGAACGGAATCTTCGTCTCGACAACCTTGCCAGCCTTCGTCTTCCTACGCAGCACACGCTCATTGGTCTTCGGAGTCGCGATGGTGTGCATGATCTTGGTCACGCCATCGTCCCCAACGAACTCAAGCTGCACGTTCTGACCCGGCTTCGGCTTTGTCAGCAGGCTTGGGTTAAGCCCAACCTCCGCAAGCAATTCAGCCATGCGCTCATACCCAACACCCATCGTGAACCTGCCCTTGACCAGCTTGTAGCTTGGGTGGTTCTTGCCCAGGTCAGCAATGTCGTTCAGCTCCTTGATTCGAACGCGGTTCTCAGGAGCCTCCATGCCCTTCTTGAGCCTGACGTAGCCGTCCAGGTTTGGCTCGTAGGACATCTCGCTGTAGGTAGCTCCACTGACTCCGAATATCCTGAGCATCTGTGGAGACACAGCCATCGACATCTGGTCTACCAACTGGGAAACAGCAGCAGCATACGCCTCTTCGTTGGTGGTGTTTGCTTCGACCAGAACCCTGGTCTTCTCCATCACGTTTGGAATGGAGACATCCACGTATCGCTCGACTGTGCTGTCATCAACCTGAACGGCGTATTGCTCACTGAATGAAGCAGTGTTGAAGAGCCGCAGCATGTTGTTGACGAACCGGCTTCTGCCAAGTCGGACATCACGCGCATCCTCAAGGAAGTTCTGCAGAATATCTCTGCCAGTCTTCGTTTCTCTAAGCTTGTCGACCGTAGCTGCGGCTTCAGCTGCAAGCTGCTGGGTGGTAGGATTGTTCGTTGGCTGCTCAAGTCGTTGAACAACACGAGATTGCAGATAATCCTCAGCGTGCTCCACCCTGTCAGCGGGGTCCATTTTCATGCGCGGTGCACGCTTAGTGACTGTCTCAGTGTATGCAGTGGCAGATGGATTTCCGTCGATTGTTGCGAAGATGTTGGTCTTCTCAGCAGCTGTGGTGGCTTCAGTAAACACGAACCATCCGTATGCTCTGCCATCTTTGGTAATGATGATTGAGTCTTCCTGCTTGGCTACCAGCGGCGTAGTCCTTCTGAAATACGGAGTCCCCAAAACGGCTGGTGCTGTCGGATGATCCAGCTCGATTGACACAACGCGAGAACCGTTCTCTCTGGTTTGCGTCGTGCGCGGGTATTTGACTTCAAACGTCGATTCAACTTCGACTGTCTCCTGGAAGTCCGTTGTTCCACGTGGAACACTCAGAGCCCTTCTGATGTATTCAGCTTGAGCCAGTTCAAGCTTAGGCATCTTCTTCGGCGTGAATGTTGGGTTTGCGATTCCAAATGCCCGTGCGAGAACTTCAGTGTTTGGCTTTCGACCAGAACTGGCGATCTGTGTCGCCATGATCGCGTCTTGTGTAGCGTTGCGAATGATGTTCTCGGCTTGAGATCTCCAATAGCGCTGAGCCTGGAAGCTCTTTTTGTAAGCGCTATAGTGCCAAGGGCTTATGCCAGCAACAGCCTTGGTTACTGCCTTAGAGATGGCATCCTTGCTCATCCCTGGTCGGAGTTCACCAGCTGCAGCAGCTCGATAGAGAGCATCCTCGATACTGTCCAGCTCTACGGCAGGAGTCCAAAGAACGCTTCCCTGCCCACTCACGTTTGAAGGAACTGTTCCATCAGTGAGAGGAGACAGGCTGTAGACAGTTGGGATCTGGAAACCTCGCTCAGCTGTCCAGAACGCAGACTGAATCTTACCCTGGAGTTTTGACTGAGCAGCCTGGACAGCTGTCTTGTAGTTTGTCCGTCCAGTTGTCTTGTCTTGAGGAGCCCTAACATCTTCAACGACAACACCATCCTTAATCGTGACGATGTGAAACACCCTATGATGGCTGCGCTGCAAGACCACAATCGTGTCACCCATCCTGCCATCATCATCCTGGGTGTAGTATGCGATCTGCCACGTGACGTCTCCTTTGCCAGGGTTGAACATACCCTCTTTGGTTTGAGGGCGATCTCCAGGGTGAACATGCGGAATCTTGACCTGTTCACCTTCGAAGTCTGGCTCAAGCGGCAAGCTCTGCCCTGCTCCAGGAGGGATTACAACGGTGCTGGAAGGGTCAGAACCGAGAGGGCTTCGTGAGTTGATCTCAGACATCCAGACCACGTAGTTCGGATCTGGTGCCAGGAACGAGTCAATGCCCCACTTGAATTCGTTCGACTTCGCATCATAGGACCACGTCGACTGCTTGGTCAGCCCGAAGTCAGACACGCTGTTTTGCAGTTCAGTCAAAGCAGCTTCAGCCTTCGACAAACGCTCCTGAATCCCCATGACGGCTGGAACGATGTTCTCCTTAAACCACGCAACGAATGAGTCTGAACTCGTAACGCCTTCAGCAGATTTCTTCTGGGCTTCTGTTGGTTTCTCGATCAGCGTCAGGAAAGACTTGGCGGCTTCTGGCCAGTTGATCTCCTCACCTTCTCTTACGAAGAAGTTTGGAACTGGTCTGATAGTCAGAAAGTCATTAGCCTCAAACTGTTCCGCAACCTCAACATCGCCAGCCCTTAGTCTCTGAGCAATTACCGCCCCTACTGTCCCACCGATACGTCTGGTGTATTCCTTAATGACTGCCTTTTGACCAGTGACAGGATCAGTGACTTCCCTTTCTACGAACTTCCTCACGTATGGCTGGACATCGAACTGGTATCCGTATGTCGCCAATGCGGCCCTGATGTTTGCAATGGCCCATGATGTTCCTCTGTATTCAGCACCAGCAGCCTCTCGCTTCTGCATGAACTCGGAGACTTTGCCACCAGATCGCTCATCTACCTCTTCCAAGAACGCCTTGCGATACTGCAACTCCAAGTCTACCAACCTTTTACGCAGGGTATCCATCGCCTCAGCCCTGCCTGGAATTTTTTCTGATACACGTTGACGTCGAGCCTCAAGGTCTTTGATCTGAGATCTGATAGCTTCGCGATCAATGGGCGCATCCTTGGGCATCCTCTTGATGTCCTCGATCTGGCGCTGGTATTCCTTGATCTCTGCCTGAAGGCTCTCAACGGTCTTGACCTGAGCCATCTTCTTTTTGCCAAGAGTCTCAGCTCTTGCCCTGAGATCAGCGATCTTAGCCAGGGTGGTTGGGCTTGCTGGACCGACTGGGACTGCATCAAGTGCTGCCTGAGCCTGAGCGATCAGGGAATCGTGCTGCTCCTGCAAACGCTGAGAATTGATTCTGGCGAGCCGTAACTTGTTTTGGGTCCTGGACACCAGGGTGGTCAGGATAGACCGCGCATTCTCAGCCGTAGGCGCAACAGCGGCGGCTTCTGCGAGCTGGCTCCTCAAACCGGCAACCCGCTTTTCGATTCTGGATACCTCTTGGAGTGCTTCAGCGTGCAGGGCTTGGACCTTTTTGAACTCCTTCAAGGTCTTCCCTTGCTTCGCCAGGACGCTCTTCTGCTTCTTGACGTGCTTAGCTGATCTGACCTTTGACTCTGCAGCCTGCTTCAGAAGGTTGAGCGTTGAGATGAAATGCTCAACAGCAGACTTGCTCATCTCCTTCAAGCTGAGAGGGTTAGACTGATCCTCGTTCTTCGGAAGGTCTTGAGTGGGAGTCGATGCAGCCGCCTCCTGGGACGGAGTGTCTGCCCTTGGAGGAGTCGTAAGCCTAGAAATCTCATCCTGTAAGAGTCTGTATATGCCAGGATGGTTCTTCTTGATCTTCCCAAGCGTAGCGGTGTCAGGGAACACAAGAGTCTCACCACGCGCCAGGGTAGGTGCGATGAAGGCAAGAGCCCTAAGCTCAAGCACGCGCTTGTCGTAATTAGCCCTGTCTCTGCCCTTGTAGATCTTTGCCTGGGCTGGGCTGAACTCGGCAGGCTTCAGTCCTTTGAACACCTGCTCGCGAGCGAGCTGCTCCTGGTCGTCTGGGAGGTTTGTGGCAAGAGTGGTGGGGATATCGGATGTCTGTGCAGTTACCTCAGTGACTGCCCGGTTCTTGGCTGCCTTAACCTCTGGCTGGTTTGACTGCCTCTTCGGCTCATTGATCAGACCCCTGAAGTTCGGCCTGTAATTCGGCAGCTTGCGCAGTGTGAACCCAGCGCTGCCTGTATCAGTGGCAGCACCAATGGCCTCAGCCATCGCGTTCTCAACCTGACCAAGCTGAGACAACTCGTTCAGCTCAGCGTCTGTCAGCGTCCTCTTCGAAGATTCATCAGCAAGCTGTTGGCCTCTTGCGCGAGCCTGATCGTATGCAGTCTTGAGGAGAAGGATATCATTCTCGGTAACGGTTGCATTGTGACCTACAGCGTAGGACAGACCTGTAGCATTTAGACCAATCGACCGAGCATGGTTGGCGCGTTGCTCGTTATCCATGCCAGCAAACTCTTCGACAGTAATCTGGGGATTGGTCTCAAGAGATCTGTAGGCAGTATTCTCAGAAGCAGGGATGCCTTGAGGAACGGTGACTTGATCAGCATGGTTAGCCAGTGCTCCAGGCTCAGCAGGAGCTGCAGGAGCTGCAGGAGTTATCTTCTTTCCAAATAACGGATGAAGCTCCCACGCTGGATTGTCATCGTATCCAATGTATTTTCCGTTGTCGTATATGATCGCATACACAGTCTGACCAGCGTCGTTCGTATCTTTGGTGACGCTGGTTATTGTGGTTGGATCAATAGGTTCAGCACTCCTGACTGCCAAGCTGTCGCTTGGAGATAGCCTCGTAGCCCAAGCTTGATCTCCAGGAGCAGTTGGTTCAGCTGGTGCGGCAGCTTCAGCCACTGGAACCTCTGTCCCAATCTTGGTGAGATCATGCCCACCGTATTTGGCTTTGAGCTGTTCCTTAGCTGCCCAAGCAGCTTCATGCTCAGGAGACCCAATCAAGGACATTCTCATGGCCTTGGTTAGTCTCTCGTTTTCAGCAAGATCTTCAGCTGTTGGCATCGCAGGAGCCGTTGCGGGTATCCTGCCTCCAACTGGTTCAACGCTCAGATTGAACTGGTCGTAGACCTTGAGCTGCTCTTCCTCAGTCAGATCTTCCCAGTTGATTGCCTCAAGAGGTAGTGGAGCAGCTGCACCTTGAGGACCAATGACCTTCAGCCTTTCTTCAGGCTTCATTGCTCCCCACAGCTGGCGAGCAGCCTCTTCATTGGACTGAACAGATTTGACTGTAGGCTTGGTCTGTCCCTGCTTCGGAGTAGACGCTGGAAGAATTGGGGAGCCTTCAGCTTCCTTTCGTGTCTTTGGCCTTTCTTGTGGACGTGGGAACTCCCTCTCATTGAGAGCTTTGATCTCAGGAGGGGACATGTTGACGATCTGACCAAGGATCTCAACGCCGCCGCCCATTGCCATACCAAGTCCAAACGCTGCTCCAACCTCCGATATTGCCTGTTCAACAGGCATGTCAGGATGGTAGGTGAGGTAGCCGGTGATCTTTTGGTAGATTTCATCAGCACCTTCCTCAAGACCTTCGAGTCCAGCCTGATTGAAAACCTGACGCAGAACTCCAATTACCTTGTCCTTCGGAAGCTTGAGGAATGCGCTGCGTTCAACACCAGTGCGTCCGAACAACGCAGTGATAGCTGCTGTTCCAATACCAGACACCCAGCCTGGATACTTGGCCATCTCGCTGGCTTCTTCTTCTGAGAATCCCTGAGCGATGTATTGATCGCGAGCATCGTCATAGACAGAGATGCCAGAGATCCCACCGCCGACACCAGCGCCAGCTCCGAGCCCAACCATGCTCGCTCCAGCCACACCTAACCCAGCACGCGCAGCAGCGGTAGCAGCTGTTCCTGGAACCACCAGCGTTGGAGAAGAAACAATGAACGACTCTCCGAACTGACCTGCTGTCCTTGCAACAGCACCCATATTCAGACCGTCGATAGCAGACCGAATCTCCTTTTGCTCTTGTCGATATTCATCTGCCTTGCGGTCTGCTACCGCAGCAGCCTCTGGCATTCCAAGCTTCCTGTTGGCCCAACCGCTGAAGATCGCGCCTATCTTGGCAAGCTGAAGGTCACCGCTTTTAAGGTGTAGGAGGTTGCCAAGAACAGACTCGCCAAAGTCTGCCGTCCTTTGACGCTGTTGGCGCAGCTCCTCCTTTAGCGCTGCCTCCTTTCTGTTGCGCTTGTATGCCTGATACTCAGGCGACCGCTCAATGTCCTCAAGGACATCAACGACAAATTGCTTTCTGTCGAATTGCTGCTCTTGAGGCGCGGCTGGCCTGCCTGGGGCAGGAGGCAACGGAGGTTCAGATACGGCTACATTTGGATCTTGGAGATCAGAGAAGGGATCGTATGACTCAGGCATTAGAAAACCTCCGCGTCAATCTGTTGCTTTAGCCACAGACCGGCGCGGCGTCTTGCCTCATCTAAAGACATACCTTGTCTCTGGAATTGAGCCATTCGCGAGTAGAACTCGTTAAGTGTCTCCTGATCGAGCCGGTCTGAGATGTTAGCAGGTAATAGTCCTTGGCTAGGCGTTTCCTGGCTAGGAGTTGTTGCTGTCTCAGTCGTCGGCTGGACTTGTTGAACTGCAGATGGGCGATACGCACCACGAGGATTTCGCCCTGTAGGCGTTCCAAGGATTGGCCCTATTGCTCTGCGTGAACCCCTGCCAGCAACTGGTCCTGTCGGAGGAGCTGACCGAGGCATAGTTGTTCCTCGCGCAGACCTTGGAAATTCAGCAGCAGGAAGAACATCAGGAGCCATTGCGCTTGGTTGACCAGTAGGAGGAGCATAACCCTGGTCCTCTGGAAGGATATCCGCACCAACAACAGGCTCTTGAGGGGCAACCATTATACCCTGTGCAGCTCCACCAGCTGGAGGAAGAACATCAGCCTGAGATCCCATGCCCCTTCTTTTACCGCTTCGAGGAAGATAGGTGTATCCACCTTCGCCAAGCTGAAGTCTGTTTGCATACTGTGGATACGCCTCGTAGATCTGAGCTTCCTTGGCTGCGATTGCAGCCTCAGCCATCGCTACGCGGTTCTGAGCATCCTCAATGTTAGCCTGTGACCCAGGACCCCAGCCGACTCCAGGGACTTTCCATCCCTGCTCAGCTTTCGCCAAATCTTCACGCGCTCTCTGCAGGGTTCTTTGCTCGTATCCAGTGAACTGGTTCAGTCTGTTGGCAATCTGAGGACCTTCCTCATCCATCGTCTCTTCAAGCCCACGAAGCCTATTTGCTTCTTCCTTTATGATTGCCTGACGGGTTGGATCTTTGAAGCTTGGGGCAATGTTTTCGAGCTGGTCAGCATCCAGCAAACCTTCTTGAGCAGCACGCTGAGCAGACTCGAACGTGTAGCGCTCCATGCGCTCCTTGTCTTCTCGCTCTTGCTGACCTTCCTGGATGTCAAGCTCTCGACCCTTGAGCTTTCCATACTGCTCCTGCTGCTTTTGGCTGAGGAGATTTCCAACTCCACGACTGGCACCAGCAATGCCTTCCTGAGTTGCTTTTGACTGTGCAATAGATCGCTGCAGATCAAGCTGAGCGAGTGTATTGACGTCGCCTGCGTAGATTGGCTTACCTGCGATTGCCATTGCGGATCTTCGTGTTCATCCAGTTACGGATGTAGCTCTTCAAATACTCATCGCCATGAATGACTCTGGCGATCTTCTCACCGAGCATTGCATACCAATAGAAGAACCCGTCGCAAGCCTGGGTGAGCATCCAATGACGGAACAGCAACCACCGTTCGTCACCGTAAACCTCACGAGCAACCCAGCAGAATGCACCAGCCACTGATGCTACGTTGCCAGCCATCTCAGTAAGCTGACCGAGTTGCTGCATTCCAACCTGTTCCATGTCGGACAGGCGCTCAAGCGCATCACGCTTACGATAGAGGCTGCGGAACTTATTGGCTTCATCCATCTGCCGAACCTGCTCAGCAAGCTGCAAAGGAGTAGCATACGCCTGGGCCATGATCTGCCCCTCGCGCAAAGGCATCGTCGAAAGCTTCTCCTGCATTGCCTGACGTTGTCCCATGCCAGCCAACTGCTGCTGCCACAAATTGCCAAAGTCAGCTCGCTCCTGTGCCGCCTGCTGCAACGCAACTCTGGTAGCCTGATCGTTCATCAGGCGAGCTTCCATGATGTCCTGCTGGGTGTTCCTTCCGCCGATACCAAGGCGAGCACGCTGCAAATCCTGCCCAGACCTTAGCCTGCCAAGAGTTTGCTCAAGAGCGCGGTTTTGAGCAGTCGCTTCACCCTGCCGTAGCTGAGCGAGCTTCTGCTCAAATCCGCCTCCGTATAGGGTATCAAGAAGAGCAGACTCCTGTCCCATTTGACGCTGAATCGTGGGCAGGTATTGAGACTGCCACTGAGATCGCCAGTCTTCTACGCCTGCAGCTGTTGCCTTTTGGGTAGCCCCAGCCTGACTGGTTCCCTCGTCGATAAGCTTTTGGATCTCCTTGTTCTTGACAACCGTAACCATTCCAAGGTTCGGTTTGTCAGAACCAAAAGCAGCGTTGAGCATTCCAAAGCTCATAGTCTCATCCTCCTACTTCATCTTCTTGCCGCCTTTTTTGCAGCCTTTCTTTGGCATGGGGACTCCTGGGTTGAGGTTGTGGTTTACCTAAAGCCCCGCATGTCAGTTTCCTGACCACTGCGAGACCAAGGGCGTCCAGGGATGGCATACTTGGCGTCGTTGCCTTTGGCCTTGCGGCTCGTGCCCTGTTCAGATCCACCGAACTTAGGACTGAAGTCGCGAGTCTTTGATGGATTCGTGCCGGTTCCCATCCCAATTCCTTTGGAGGTATATTTCATCATGGCTTCTACAGTTAGTTGCACGATGCTCCTTCACATGCCCTACTTGCAAGAACTACCTGCAAGCCAACAAGATCTGGAGCGTCGAATGATTCAATAGTGAAACTTGTCTAGTCTGGACAAACTTCTGTTGTTGTTTCTGGTTCAAACTCCCAAGCGTTCTTCACGCGTTCTGACCAGAGCTTCATATCCTCGTTGAACTTTCGCAGTTCAGGGAACCGCTCGCAGATCGAGTCAGGCAACATAGGAGGATCAGGCCAGAGATCAGTGCGCACGCGCTGTCTGACGCGACCAAGCCTAGTTACTTGAACATTGATCGGCATTACTTCTGAGTTTGTTCAACGTCCAGAGTCACCTGGGAGAAGCATACGCCTCCACCAGTTCCAGTCACCTTCAGCTTCCATGCAAGGTAGCGACTGCGCAGTAGAGTCTGGAAGTGCGTTGGGTTGTTCGCAAAAGTGTAATCCTCTTCGTGCTCTTCGGCTGTTTTCGAAGTGGGACACGCCAACGGAATGCCTTCAGTGACTGTCTCGCAGTCGTCATAAGACCTGATCTGCTTCCACGTGATGCAATTAGGTGACGGTGCGATTCCGATGTATCCATACAGGAGATTTGGCACAGTCTGCTCTTCAGCCAAGAACTGAACCCAAAGCTCACGTATCCGTTTTTCTTTCGAGTCTTTGAAGTCCCACTGTCCAGAACGTATGACAGTGTCGTATCCGTTGAGAACGTAGAGGGAGCCATCGAGTTCCTGTCGATAGTATGTCTTGTCTGCGTATTCTTTCAGCGCTTTGTCGTCGGCGTGAGCCATCACGAAACGACTCTCAGTGTTGCAGTCACTGCAGATCACATTGATCCAGAACTCTTCCATGCGCCTGCACAGTGAGTCAGTATCTGATTCAGCATCCCAATCATCAGCTGCATTCCATGTTGAAGCGACCGGGTTGTCGAAGGGATCACTGGTTGTTTGGTATGGCAGACCTTCCTTAACCATCTCATCAAGAGACTGAGTGCGTGTGCATACCTGCATGTCCTCCCACCACTCAAAGACAGACAGCTGCTTGCGCCCGTCATACCAGTGGAATGCTGTGAATCCTTGGTCGACCAAGTCTGCACCTTCCTCAGCGCGCGTTAGATTGAACACCAGCGACATATTTGGGCAGGTGTTGCTACCAGTCGGCCAAGAGAACCAGACTTCCTTGAACTCAGGGTTGTATCCTCCGATGAAATGATCGCACTGCTCTTCGTTCAGACCATCGAACGCGATCTCCTCAGTGCTCATTCCATCGAACACAGTATTTGACACAGCCCTAAACCAGTCTGGTTCAACAGGGCGCTTGTCGAAGCTGGTCATTTGCAGGACTCGGTTCTCTGACCAGAAGATGTGAGCCGCGCCAGTATTGACGAATGCATACTTGTATTTCAGCGATTCGTCTCCGCGATAGATCTCCTCGAACGCGAACGTGGGAGCCGCAGGATCGGTAGCGATCAATGCGAGCCGATAGATAGAACGATCTGTGTAGATGAAGCAGAAGTCGTTGAGCGGTTGGATCTGGAGAATGATCTCGTCATTACCAAGATCCTGAAACCCTGCGATGTTGTCGTCTGCAGGAACCCAAGTGTATGGGTCATTGTAGTCACTCCACAGTATGCGATTCCTGTAGCGCACGCCGTCTTGGACGACGTCTCCAATGAAGGAAAACCCTTTCCAGCTCCCAACACAGCCAGCAGACGAGATGTTCAGAGTGTCCATGTCTGCAATGACTTCAGCTCTCCACAATGCGCAAGTCGTAGGGCTGTCTATTGGGTTGAAAGTCATCGGAGTATTAACTCCGTTTGTCAGCACCATGACGTTTTGAACCACAGCGCTCATCCATCTTTCAGGCGAGCATGTGTCGCACGGTTGAGATCCCTCGTCAGTTCCAAGTCCGTCAGCAACGATCTTCCAGTTTCCAGTCGCGAAGTTCAGCGCATAGATACGACTCTTTGTTGCGGCTACCAAAACCCGATTTCCGTCGAACTGACCAATGCTGTTGAGCATTGTCACAGCTTCATTGCACCCATCTCTAACATAGGGATAGGTATCACAGTAGCTGTATAGATACGTCCTGGCTGGTGTTACTACAGGAACTGGTGTTCCGTATGAGTAACCAGGATACGATTCTCCACCAATCAGCTCTCTCCAGTAGATGTCTGCGTAGCTGTTTTGGCAGGTCGTTCCAGGGTAATACGGAGTTACTCCATCAACGCAAGGCGTGTATGGGTATCCTACAAACTCATTGTCAAACGCCCATCCTTCTGCCTCAGAATCGAAAAATGTGTATCCGTTGTTAATTAGGTCTGGCCAATACTGAGGCTGCGTTCCGTAGAACGTGTCGTCAAATGATGTTGGGTTTGTAACACCAGGAATCCAATATGGATACTGATAACCAACAGTCTCTTGAGTCGTGATAACTGCGCTCAGATTTGTGTAGTAGAACTGAAGCCCAAGAAGCTGATCGTGAAGATCCTCGTTGTTGTAGTTGTCATTTACTCCATCGAACAACCGCTTCCACCCGCCACGCCTGCACCGCTTTCCTCTGCTCCGCATGCTGCTGTTGAGTAAAAGAGTGTAGTTGGAGATGCCAACTTCATCAGGCATCGCCCGAGTATCAAAGAACCCGCCAAGGTTCCTGATCGTGACAGGTCTGAATGACATTATGTCTTGATGATCTTGTAGACTACAGCGTAAGGCGGCAGATTCAGGTCAGTCCCAGACGCGTTGTCTTCAGGGATTGGGATAGTGGTCTTCAATCCAGGTCGGTTTGGTCCAGACGAGTTATCATCAGCAAACTCTGTTCCCTCAGTTAGTGTGGTTGTTCCTCCCCAGCTTGAACCATCACCACGAACAAACCCAGCCTTCATGGTCTCAGGCATTATGTAGCTTTCCATAGTAAGCCACACGTTGTCGTTTCCAAGCTGAAAGCGACCATAACCATGACTATGATTTAACACCACAGCATCAGCACTCCCACCAAAGTCACCAATGTTCACACCAGTGAACAATCCAATGGTGAAACGCTTCTGAAGGTTAGGAACATTGAAGGTAGTTGTTCCATCTCCTGAGCCCCATATGGTCCCAATCGTAGCAAACAGGGATGCGTAGGTTGTCCTGCTGACAGCCTGACCATTACAGAGCAGCCAACCATCAGGAATAGCTATGCCGCCATAGTCAATGATCGCACCTGGAGGAGACAGAGTTGCGCCAATGTCGGCGATAAAGTCGTCGCTCAGATTTCCATTTGCATCAAGCATCCACGACAGGAAGTCGCAGATTAGATTTGGAATCTCGCGAAACACTGACTTCACAGACTGACACGCTGGATCAGACGCTCCAGGAATCAGTGAGCAAAGGTCGTTGGGTCTTACTGGTGAGGGCATGATTCGTTATGGGTTAGCTGCGTCAGTAGTCGGCAGCGGGTAAATCGACTGGAACATCTCCTGCAGGTTGCCGGTGTCGATGCCAGACGTTGCATCCATCTTGGCAGCCATCATTCGCTCCTCATTACACCAATACATCAGGTCTGCGAACTTTGTCCGCTCAGACATCTGCATAGCAGCAAGCAAGCCTCCAGCGTCATGGTCGTTCCTGAGCATGTGCTCGACTTGCATATACGAAGCAGCCCAGTCAATCAGGTCTTCGTCATCAGGGACAGCATCTGAAGATTCCCACTTCCTTCTGATTCCCTCCCAGTGGACGGCAACTATGTATCCGCATGGGAATCGAGGAGCCATGTAGATCTGGCCTGTCTGACCGCGAGCGAAGAACTTCTCTTCATACTTCCACTTGCAGTCATCTTCCTCAGTGTCAGAGTCGTAGTATGGATAGCAGACTTCAGCACCAGTCTGCCAATCCACAGTCGAAGGATCTCGCCATCTACAGTCATTTATGCGAGACCAATTAGTGATGTGCTGAGGCGTTACGGCTTTGTAGAAATACTTCCTGCAGAGCGCATCCTCATCTTCGCTGCCAACTGATGCTGTTGGGTCGTTAGGCTTGAACGCATAGACTGCATTGATCTTCCCACGCGGTCCCTGGAATGTGCTCACACCACAGTGATCATTGACCTGATCCTTGTAGTAAAAGCTAACCTGGATCTTGCGCATGCACGCGATGTATCGCTGCGCCTTGATCAATGCGTTTTTGACCCAGTTCGTGTGCGCAGTTACCAATGTTTCGCCCACTCCGTCAGGAAAACCAATTTTCCGAACCCGCGAGCAAAAGTCGGTGAACGTCGTGTAAGTGATTGCTGACTCTGGCTCAATCATTGAGTTTGCCTATTCGCGGTTTCACGAACGTGCGCTCAACCTTCAACCCCTCACTTCGCTGAGGCGTTGCGACGTTCGTAATAGGTGCATCGTTAGCCGTTCCAATAATGGTGCGCTCGTCAGTGACCACAGGCGCTGCAACCTGACCGAACCCGGCTCTTCTTCGTCCTCCTGGGCCGATTGACTCTCTCTGCCGCAGCTGCGGCAATGTCATGCTGCTCTTTTTTTTTAGCCAGTCCATGTATTCCGCTTCGGTTACCTCTGATACGCCACCCTGAGAGGAAGCTATGCATTGAAATAGTTGGTCGATGATGTAGCCATCATCAGTTTTGAGGTATCCGTAGTCGTCATCGTAGTGCTCGAAGGTAATCGGCCTGCCGATGGGCAAATACAGTGGACGTGAGGGGATTTCTTTTTTGAAGAACTTTGGCATAACGGACCTTCTATACGAAAAAGGGGCAGGGCGATCAAGCCCCGCCCCTTTCGTGCAGGCTACTGCCTGTAAGGCTTAGTCGATGTAGGTGTAGACATCGCCATAATCACCAGACTTCTCGTCGTGATCGGGGATCACATCTCGGAAGTTCTCAATGATCAGGTTGTCTGGCGGACACTCGACAACGCCAGTCCAGGTGACAGAGTTCAGGGAGACTTCCTGGGTAGGATTCTCCATGACGCACGCATACGCGCTGTCCACCTTGGCCAGATCCTCCAGTCTGCCGGTCGTGAAGACCTTTCGGTTGGAGGCGATGATGCCAGGATAGATTCCACCACCAAGGTCCAGAATCCACAGGAACCGAGCGGTGCTGGTCATGTCTTCGGCTTCACCGGCATCGCCAATGTCGTCGAAGAAGAAGTGCGTGATGATGTTGATCGTCACACCCTTGGGGAACAGCAGGTAGTAGCTGCTCCAGCGGAACCCGAGCACACCATGCTCGCCGTCCTGAACCTCGATATTGAACCGAGCGAGACCCTCATACTGGGCGTTGTAGTAGCGGATCATCGCACGGTGGAACAGATGGGCCGTGAACGAGTCCGTGTAGATGTCGATAGAATCGGCAACCTTACCCTGAGAGCTGCGAGATCGGTGGATCGCGTAGATCTTGTCGAGCAACTCAATGATGTTGAGCTGCTGATTCTGCAGATCGAGCACCTGACCGCACTGGTAGAGTTGCTCGTAAACACCAACGGCATTGGCGCGGAAGCCAACGCAGCGGGTTTCGTTCGGAAGATACAGCGGAGAACCACCGTAGGTGTAGATCTTCTCCAGGTTCTTCCAGAGAGACAACGTCTGGTTGGCCGAGATCGGCTTGTTCCAGAAGAAGCTGTTCAGCCACTCGCGCTGGAACAGCATGGCATACTGCCGGTTACGCTCAGCGATGTTCACATCACCGAACTGACGGAAGTATTCGTTGGTCGTCAGGAGCTTGTTGAACCACTCCTCGTAGAGCGAGTCCGTGCACATCGTCCATCGGCTGGTCTGGAACCAGAACGGCACATAGCGGTTCGGGTTGAGCGCAGGCCGGTTATGGCAGTAGCGCTCCCAGTCGGAGACGTTGTTGGTGCCGAGCACCAGGAAGCCAGTCGTTGGGAACGTCAGCTTCGCAGCGCTCATGTAGGAACCAGCGTTCTCAGACGTGAGCGTGAGAAGAATCGTAGCCTGACCGGCGTAGGTGGAATCCTCCGAAGAGACGATACGCCAAGCGGTGCGGGTAGCAGATCCGCCAGCGGTGCGAGAGAAGATGAACACTCTGCCTTCAGGCACGAACCACGCGGTATCCAGCTCGATGCCGTAGCGGTTGACTACGTGCACCTGATAGGAAGCCGCGTCTCCAGAGCCAGAGACGACTGCCCAATACTCGTCGTTGATGATGGACTTCTGCTGTCCAAGGATGAACGGCTCAACAAGCGACTCGCTTCCGCGAATCCGTTTCTTGTTGATGAAGCCGCTGAAGTTGCGAGAGCTGGCCATCAAGAAGTCGAACAGACCATTGATGCGAGTTCCGCAAGCCTTCATCTCGAACTGCACAGCCAACAGCGACGACATGTCTCGGAAGTCCGTGCCATCGGTGAAAATGCTTTCGAGATCGGACGGAGTCGCCCCGATCACATTACACCGGGTCACGGTTCCGCAACTGTCGTAGCTCGTGCCTATCGCTGGTGCGCAGCGATTGACCGTGCTGAAGATGTTGGAACCAATGTTACTAGGCATGTGTTAATAGCGCGACAACCGGCATTGGATCTGATGTCTTATTCGCTGCTACCACTTTGCCTCCCAAACAACTTTTGCACCAGCAGTGTCGAAAAAGTCTTGTTGGAAGCAGCGCGATTATTCGGAACGGTAGTGACTTTTGATCCGTTCGTTGAGCTTGGGGATGAAACCTCCTCTTCGCCACGGCGCTCAGAAAACGCGCTTCTTGTCGCACGTTGCCCATCCTCGTCGATTCCATCAGGGTTCTGACGAACGCGTTTCTTCTGTGTCGAAAGTGACTCCTTGTCGAACCTCCAACCACGTGCCTTGGCGATCTTCTCAAGCCTCACAAGCTCCTCATCTTTCTCAATGTTTGCCTTCTCAGATATGTCCCTAGGCAGAATCCAGAGCATTTCCTCACGCCCGATGATCCAGTGTTTATCCTGCTCTTCTGGAGTCATCTTGCGGAATTCAGCCCTTGTTGCGAACTGCTTGCCGTCCTTGTTCAGTGTGGATTCTGGGTCCTGATCAGCCAGGGCTTTCTCCCAATTCTGGGCCAATGTTGCCAGATATCGGTCGACTGGGTCATTCATGCTGGCTTTCCACAGACCACCACCGTCATACAGCCTGATCAGCTTTTCAGCTGCCTGCTCCATGACTTCGGCCCACCTTGAAGCTATCCCACCAAGCACAGGGTCTTCCTCGGCTGCAGCCTTCCTGCCTGCTGCTGTCGTCAGATCCCATTCTGCTTCAGGGACAAAAGCCTCAGTGAATGCACTGATTTCAGCCTTGGCTGTCTCAGTCATTCGCTCTCTGAGGGTTCCCTCAGTAGCACGTCTTTCTGTTTCGGTAAGTTTTTCTTGGAGCTTTTCCATCCTCTTACTCGCCACAGCATCGGCCCGAAGCTCAATGCGAGCGTCGACGAAGTCTTCTTCATCAAACTGAGGCTGGTTTTCTTCGATCCAGTTTGCATGCTCTTCGTCCTCCCAGTTGACGGTTTCTCCGTGCTCCTTCTTGTAGTCGTCGGCGTATTGCTTCTTGGCCTTTTGGAAGTCAATAAACTGCTGAGGCAACTCCTTGTAGGACTCGTTCAGTTCCGACATCTTGGAGATGATCTCGAAGTTCTTCTTGTCTTTGGGAGACAATGACTTCAGAACTGAATCAACTTCAGAGCCATGCACAGAACCTTCTCCATCCCCAGAAGCAGCTGTGGAAGTCCCAGACCCAGGACGAGTCGCTTCAATGGTCGCCTTTACAACACTGGCAATATCTTCACTGGTAAGCCTTGGACTGGACTTCAGCGTTTTGGTGACGCGCACCCCTTTCTTGCCAGAGGAATCATCCGTCCCATCCTGACCCTGCTTTTCTTTCCCTGTCTTACCGCCCTTGTCGCCTGCTGCACCATCATCAGTCTTTTGGCGATTACCCTCATTGCCATCTTCTCCATCCCCACCCTCTCCTTCTTGCTGCTGACCCTTCTCATTCACTCGGCCAGAGAAGCGCTCTCCGAAAAGCTTTTTGCCAAGGAATGAAGCTGCTCCTCTAACGTCCTCAACTCCATCATCGTCCTCAACAACCCCGTTCTTCTGGGTGATTTGCCTCTCTTTCTTCTTACCGCCTTCCTCTTCTCCTATAGCCATAGGATTGAGGCTTTTAACCTTCCACTGGTTGTTATCCCCTCCTCCTTCTCCTGATCCATCTCCGTCACCTGACGAAGACGAACCGGCGCGTCTTTGCGCTTCTCGCGCTGATTCCAATAATGTGGGTGCTCCGAGAGTATCTCGGATTTCTTCACTAGCTGGTCTGTCGCTCATGGTTCAATAGAGAGTGTGCAGAGCTGTTTCTTATCGTCTGCATACTCTCTTAGAACCTCAAGTGCAACAGCAAGTCGAGATGCTTTTTTGAATCCTGCCATAGCTTCACGGTCAAATTCCTCTTTGTAGAGGAACTCGACCTTGTTTACTTGGGCATTCCAAGTGAGCCAATCACACTCTGCCTGGATGCACCGCAGGAGCAGGTCGAACTTACTGTCTGTGAAGAGCTTGCGAACCTCGTTACGCTGTGGGCTGCTGATTTCTATTAGGTTCACGTCCATCAGCCATACCTGCTATCTGAATCAGCTCATTGAGTCGAGTGGCAATTTCTTCGATGCTGGTAGACATCGGCTCGATAGCCTGCTGAGTGGCAGCGATTTGCTGAGCGTTGCCCTGGACGGCTTCAGCCACAGGCTGCATTGCCTGCCCAACCGTTTCCTGGGCAATCTGCATAGACTGCTCTCCAGCCTTATTGAGGATCTGCTCAGACAACTGAGCGAGAATCTGCTGCATCTGCTCCTGCTGGTTCGGCTGCCCACCTTCGATCTCAGCGATCTTCTCGCGGTTCTTGACCACGAGCTTGAAGTCGCGAGGCAGGCCAGCAATACGGGCGATCTCGTTGACAACCTTGATGAACTGATCAGCGCCGATTGCCAAGCTGGCAACCTGATTGGACATGGCGAATTGCAGCACATTGGTCATCGCGGCTGCGATCTGGACGTCGTTGATTCGATCCTGACCGTCTCTGCGGCTTGAGAAGCCCTCAAGTGCCAACGAAGAAAGCGGACCCTTGACCAGTGTGTTGCTTAGACCTGGGACTCCAGGTTCGTCCACGGTGAACCCAAGCTTCTTGAGCATTGCATCGTTGACTGGAGGGTCTGACGGCATCTGAGCCCAGACTTCCTTGTGACCATACCCCATCAATGCCTTGTAAAGCTGGCGCTTCCAGGCGTCGATTGCGTCATCAACGAAGCTGCCGGTCAGCTGGACACGGTTGCTGACAGCCGTCCCAATCAGCCGAACTTCCTCCGCTGTCTGCTCATGGCTTGCAACTGCGCCTACCTCCTGAGCTGAGAATACCAGCACGCGCTCCAGAGCATCGAGCAGCAGCCTGATCGCGCTCGTCAGCTCTACCGTATTGAGCACAGGGAAGTTTACCGGGTAGAACGCCTGACGAATGTCATCCTGCTTGAGCATCACCTGACGCTGCGAATACGGAATGAAGTTCAGCGAGCGATAGAAGTTCTCGCCCATGTTCTCAAGCTTGTCGAGATACTGCTGATTGACGAGATCCGTGTTGACGAACACAGCCTTAGCAAGGTTGCTTTTGGCTGCCAGGATCGTCTGCGTGAGCAGATTGGACATGTGATCCTGGAACGGAAGGATCTCAAGCGTGAGGCTGGCATTCCTATTGCGCTCTTCATGGTAGTCATACCCCATGTAAACAGGAGGAGTGTAGCAGATTGGAGCGACGTAGAGAAAGTCGTCGTCGTTGGCCATGACGAACCTGAACCACATGCGCTCGTCGTAGTCAGCAAGCCCGAATTCCTTCGGTGAGAACTTCATGAAGATGTCAGTCAGCACAACAGCCTTGTCTTCATGACTGGTGGTGTAGTAAGCCACACCGCTTTCCCTGTCCATCATGCCTGCACCAGTCGTAGCAAGTGCATTGTCAGTTGGGAATTCCATCTGGCACGGGTAGACAGTGTTGAAGAATATCCGATTGTTTCGGATCAGGTCATGTCTGTAGATCGAGACACGCTCAGTATTCCAATACTTGCCAGAATAGAGGACATCACGGTATCGAGCTACGCGCCAGTAACCGGCGTATTCACAGCCTGAATCGCTGTTGATCGTGCCAATCCTGTGAGCTTGATCGTAAAACACCCGGCTTGGATGTGGGATGTTGTATCGAAGCCCCTCCTTGAACAGCTTTTTCTGAACCAGCCCGTCACCGTCGATGTAAAGCTCGTTCTCCATATACCAGTCCTCGATTGGGAACATGATGGAGATACCGTAGTGAAGAGCGTTGAAGATCCACTGCCTGAGAGTCGAGCGGTATCCGAACTGATGCGACATGTATTCGACTCGATCCGTCAAGATCTCGCACCGAATGCGGTTCAGTTCGGTGTATTTGATCGGCTCGAAACTCAGCAGAGGGTGCAGGTCGCGGTCGTTGTAGAGCTTACTCCAGCGTATGTTCAGATAGGATCTGGTCAATGGAAGCACCACCTTGAACATCACAGGGATATCCAGCTCCTTACGCTCCTTGTCCTCAGTCTTGATGGTTCTGATGAACTTGGTCAAACCCCACTGCTCAGCCTTTCTCAGCACTTCCTCGCTTGAATAGTCCTGAGTCGTAAGCGTCTCAAGGAACGACGCCATGACGGTTGGAGTGACCTGCCTGAAAGGTGCATCATAGGCAACGTCCATTGCCCACCAGTATTTGAAGTCAGACAGATTGAAGTCTCGCCCCTCTTGAATACGATCCCTGACAAGATTGCGCAGCTTGCGAATTCCGTCAGGCCAAGTCTTTTGGGAGAACTTCGGCTTCAGGTCTTTCGGCGTGAGCTTCAGCTTCTCGATGAGATCTTTTGTCATAGTAATTGGGGCTCCTTAATTCTCTGCCTGACCTGTTCGCGTGCGATCTTAAACCTGTCCTCTGCTGTTATGCGCCTCTCGATCTTGACGATGACTTTGGGTTTGAATGCTATGTTACCAACTGCTAGTTCAACCAGCGCAATGTCTTCTATGTCAAGCAGCGTAATGACCTTTCCCTGCTTTTTTGTCAGCAGGCGCAGGTTCTTGGCGCTGATGTCTACGTCAAAAGTTCCGTCTCCGTTATTGGTGAGGCTGATTTGGGCGCTGCGTCGGCTTGTTTTTCTTCGTTGGGGCAACAGGTCCTGTGTCGAAACCTCCTTCTTTAAGCTGGGTTTCTGGCATAAGATCCGAGCGTTGGGTGCTTTTCGACTCATTCTCCATCTCCTCGATTTCGATGTCAGTGACGTCCAGCACAACAACCGGGTCTGCGGTCGGGCCAGGAATGGCCGTGACCATGATACTGATCGGCTCGCCTTCGGTGAGCATTCCGAGAATGTCAGCTACGGCAGGATCAGTCTTGTCGAGAGCAAGTTGAGTAGGCATAAGTCATCAGTGTTATGATCTGCCACAGAAGTCTACAGCACCATGCCTATTGACGCACAGGGATATTGGTATCCAGAACTCTCGCCCAAACAGCTGGAGATCTACAACAGCCCTGGACGATGCATTCTTGCATCTGGCCCTAAGATGTCTGGGAAGACATGGGGCAATCTTCATAGGCTGATTCGGCATGCGGTTGAGACGCCACGAGCCAGAATTGGCATGTTTGCCAAAACCGTCAAGAACGCAAAGGCGGGTGGAGTGTGGAATGATGTCATCGAACTTGTTCTGCCAGAATGGCTAGACGCCAGGACAACCAAGATAACAACAAGGAAAAGCGATGGGACTTTAGGTCCGAAGCAGGACGCTCAGACGCGCATGATGTATATCCGTCTGGCTAACCAGTATGGAGGGGAATCCGAGATCCAGCTCCACTCAATCGACAATGAAAACGAAGTCGAATCAATCGCCAAGGGAACCCGGTTCAGCATGTTCTACTTCGCTGAGCTATCGAACTTTAGGAGCAGACTGGTCTTTGACATCACGTCGGATCAGTTACGGATGCCTGGGTTGGACTTTTGGGGTCACCTATGGCTGTCCGACACTAATCCTGCGGACGACGGACCCGATTCCTGGATCTACAAGCTGTGGTATGAGGATCGCGTAGACCAAGACTCAAAGACTCCAGCGCTGCAAAGGCAGCTCGCCCTGATCGAAGTCATGATCCATGACAACCCGTATCTGAGCGATGAGGAACGAGAGGCTTTGATTCAGAGATTTGCCCACGACAAGGATCTATACGCACGCTACATCGAAGGAAGGTGGACGCGAGCGTCAAAGGGTGCGCTATTCGGGGAGCAGTTCAGGGAAGAAGTCCATGTCGTCGGTGACTGTTCGCTCGTCAACAAGGACGACTGGGAAGTTCTCCTTCCAACTGAGAACTGCAACCAACTGTTTAGCGGGTGGGACTTGGGTGACAAGTATCACAGCACGCACATAGCTGAGGTTATTGATCCTGGAGATGGAAACGGAAAGATCTACTGGATTCTCGACGAAGTGAACCATCTGACAGATGACAATATGGGCCTGTCAGAGTTTGTCGATGAGTTTATGGAGCACTTCGATCTGTGGAACAGGCAGTGCAAGAAGATGCCAGTATGGAGGCATTGGTCTGACTCAGCTGCGCTGACGAACTACAGGGCTGGCGCTGAGGGATACGACGCCAATCTGGTCTACAAATACTCAGAGACCAACGTGATCCTTCAGGCAGCTCCAAAGTTCCCAGGCTCGATCCAGAAGCGAATCAACTTGCTCAGGGTGCTGCTGCATGAGGATAGGATCATGATCAGCGCGAAGTGCAAGATGACGATAGAGATGGTCAAGGCGTTGCGTGCAGGTTCAACGCTGAGTAAGCCGATAGCACCATCGAAGTTCAGGCACGTATTCGACTCCTTGACCTACCTCCTATCTGGCGAAGAGCCTGCGATGCTACTGCAGGACGTGTGGAATGCACGGGTGGGAAAAACAGAAGGGAGGATCGTGAAATCCTCCCTCCTGCCTGTGTGACGCGCTCCCAACATCAGACTCTGATGTTGCACTGTTCTCACGCCAATGCTCGCGAAAACAGCCTCAACATGAGAGAGCGCAGATTACCAACCGTTCAGACTCCAGTAAAACATGGATGCTGATGCAAGATTCAATGCACCGCTGTGATTGTGTTTCACCTGCCATTTATGTCGAACATCGGCAGGAAACGTGTCTCGCTTGTCATTTTCTGGTGCATTTGTTCCATCCGACACCATAGACCACCCACCATATTCGATGGTTCCACTTGAACTCACTGCTCTGGTCTCTAAGACAACGTCAGGAGCGCCAGGATTTGCCCAAGTGAACGTGCCGTAGATCCTGAACATACTTGTTCCAGGAATTCCAAGGTTTGCTGTCGGATCAAGGAGTCCAGTTGCTGCGTCCCATTCAGGATTCAGAACAGATGTTGCAGCAACCCCAGTTGGTCCGCTTTTGGCAGTGTTCCACGCGACATCAGTCCATGTATCTGCTGGTATGGACTGTGCAACACTTTTGCCAAGGACAAACTGATAGCCAATGCTCTGACCTGAAGAGTTTTGCTGGGCAATTACGCCCTGCTGAATCCAGTCATCTCCATGAGGCCAAAGCTGGATATATCCGTAAGGCGTGAAGAACCGCATGTAGTCATAGCTGCCATTGATGTCTTTGCGGTCATACCTCTTGACGTCAATCCACCAGTTCTGCTGCACAGATCCATCCACGTTACGGATGATAATTGGACACCCCTGGATCGGCTTTGGCAGATACAAGACTGGGGTAGCAACTGACGGATCATAGTCCTGTCCGTTGCTCAGCGTAAGAAGCTGATAGTGTTGTGATCGCAGTCCAAACGTCATCTTGCTGGCGTTGAACTCGATGTTCAGTTCTGGGTATTGGATAGGCATTGGTCGTCTCCTTATTCTTCTAAGCCATTCTCTTACAGTCATGTCGTTTTTTGGGTTTTTCTTCTGACTATTTCGGTGATGTCTGGCTGCATTCCAAGAGCCTGTTGCTCCCTCACCATTGCATCTTTGAAAATCCCATCGACTTTAGCTCCACCATTTTCGTAAGCACGAACAGCTCTTCGTCCAGCATCAACAGCAATAACTGTCGCTTCTGCAATTTTCTTGTTTCTAACAGCTCGATACAACCCAAGCAAGGTTGTTCCGATTGCAGAGATCAGCCCTCCGTAGACTGGAATCATGTCTGTAGCTTTCACCACAGCCTCTGCATTTGGGTTCGTCACGTAGTTGGTGTAGTAGTTGGTCGACACCATGACGAACACATTGGTGAACAGCAGGCCATTGGGAAGAAGCTGGGTTACAAGATTTGTTTGGACGGTGATCTCTTCCTTAACCTGCTGCTCAAGCAATGCATTGTCCAACTGGGTGCAGCTCACACCCAGAAGGACAATGCTGGCTGTTGCTATGGTCAGCCAAAGTTTCATCAGTTGAGCATCAACAAGCCACGAAAGATGGCGTTTCTACAGGTGTTGAGCGCAATACTAGCCGCCTGTGACTCGCCAATTCCAACACGCATATACGAATTGGCGATGATGTCCCACTTGCCAAGAACAATATCCGTAATCCGAGTAATCAACACCTTCGAGTCTTCAGGTGACATTCCAGCGATTGCCACAGTAGACAGCCTCTGTTTGATCAGCTCTCGGTTCACTGTCTCTCCCTCGACAACAAGCGTGTTCAGAACGCTATGCGCAATTCGATACGCAGATGCCGTGTTCTCATCTGCCTTAGCGGTCCAGTAGACCACTTCGGTCAAGCCATCTTCCAAGCTGCTTACGAGCAGATCCGTCTTCACAGGATCGAATACTCGCTCCCCTGTAACCGGGTCAGTGGTGGTGCAGCCGGTGAATAACGCCAGCGTAGCCGCCAGCCCGATCATTGTTAGGTATTTCTTCATTCAGTTGTTGTGTGTTGGTGTTTGCTTGCTGCAGCTCCAACGCTGCCGCTGACATAGTTCTGAAGCATCAGCCTGTTAAACTCATCAATGATCTTTGCATTCTCTGCAATCTTCGACTCCATTGATCCATGTTCACGAAGCATCGCATGATAGGCATCTTCCAGAATCTTTATCCTTGAGTCTTGAGTATCATGGACAACTTGGTTCAGCTCTTTGTTCGAGACGATATCATGCTGGACAGGAAGCACCGCGCTTTTGAGAGCGAAACCTGCCAAGGAGACAATGAGTGCCGCAGCTGCAATGAGGATTGATGAGATGACTCCGAATTGTGGTCGCTGCGCTCTGATCGAATTCGTGAGATTCTCAATCTGAGTTTGGATGTTTCGGAAGCCGCTTTCCGTGCTGCTTGCGAGCCCTTCAACACCGCTCTGTAAGCTTGCGATTGCGACGGAGTGCTCATGAAGTTGGGCAAAGATCTCTCGTTTGTCGTCATTTGAGGCGGCAACGCTATGTTGTTCGGGTGCCATTTTTTGTTCAAGGCGCAATCTCGAAGGCCATGAGATCTAGAACTCTCATGTATGGACTCGATAGATTCCAGTAAAGATGTAGATGATTCAATACACCATCAGTTCCTTCATCTACGGCAACGGTAACCTGTGGCTCATTGTTGTAGTCAGCCCATGTTGCGAATGAGTCTGTGTTTGATGATGCAACACCCCTGATATTGTTCTGAGCTAAGATTCTGGCATCATACGATGTTCCGTTTTCGCAAACACTCGTGTTCCAACAACCAGATATACCCCAGTTTGGAGATGCTCTTGTGAATTCAACAGTCACAAAAGACTGATTCCAAGATGTAGGAGCTGCAAGGTTACCGTTGAGCCTTGTATAATGAAGAAAGCTAGAGGCTACAGTCGGTGTTCCAGATACAAACTTACATGGATATGCAAATGCAGAGGTAGCGTATGTGACCCTCGTCCCAGATACAGTTCGCGAAGACATAGCCATCCACGCGCCAGTAACGTCAAAGTTGCCCCACCCTATGCAGTGTCCTGGAGTTGCGTCACCCATGCCAGCAGCATTTCCGTTGGACAATCCAAGGAAAAACCTTCCTGTTGAAGCTGCAGCACCAGGATCATTCCACATCGAAATACGAGCAGCTACCCTGAGTCTGTCCCACGTGTTTGTATTCAGCGGAACGAAGATCTGACCAGCGCTTAACTCGACCAACCTTTCGGTGATCGAGTTGATCGTTATATCATTTACGTTTGCTGACATATCACGCCATCCTTACTGCCATTAGTTGGTCAACATACATCGACGGAAATTCAGCATCGTAGACCAAGTTCAAGTGATCGAGCGTTCCGTCTCCAGCCTCATCTACAGCAAGCGTCCTGGTAGTCCAGCTTGTTGGAGCGTGAGCTGCCCATATTGCCCCTGTGTCTGGTGCAAGCATCTGCTCTTTGAACACGTCAGCAGTGTTCACAGCATACTGAGCTGGAGACGTGTTTAGAGCATAAGACCCTGCCCTGATGTTCCAGTTTGGAGATCCTCTTTCCATTTCAATGACGAAGAAACACCTGAAGTAGTTGGCATATGGAGTCCCAGTTCGACCATCCTGGGTTCCAACAAGACCGATTGTTGCGGTCAGAGTTCCAGAAGCCAGAACTGCCGCATTGTATGGATCGCCCTTGAACACCATCGCGCCGGTTGACTCTCCGTTCATATACAGGTCGAACGTGTTTGCGGTCCCAACGATCCTCTGCATCCTGAAATCTTCGTATCCTCCATGAGACTGCGCCAGCGTGCCTGCTCCGACGGCATGGGTTACAGTCGCATCGCCCATGCAGTTGGTGTTTCCAGAGCACAGGCCAAGAAAAAATCGAAGTCCCATGAGAGGGTATCTCTCAGTGTCGTTCTGCATGTGGAATGCAACACCGATTCTGATGATGTTCCAATCGTCGGTTGACAGCTTCCTGATCAGCTGGAAGTTGCGAACGTGGGCGTGCTTTCTGGTCACAGCACCAACTGTGACGCTTCTTATTTTGCCTTCTTGGTAATCCATGACCTATGAGATTTGAGCAACTACAAGAGCATCAATGTAAAGGGCAGGCTTTTCGCATGACCACATGATATTTACATGATCAAGTGTTCCATCTGCTCCTTCATCAACAGCGAGAGTCCGTGTTGTCGCTATACGTGTATGCCCTGTGAAGCTTGGAGCAGCGGCTGTCATCTGAACAATAAATTGGTCTCTTGTTACTAGAGCTGACGGCCCAGCTGATATTTGTGGATATCCATATTCAGTAAACGTAAAGTTCGGAGAGCCCTTTTGGATGTTAACCCACAAGCAGCATCTGATGTAGTTTGCGAATGACGAATCGTTGATATCACCGAAAAGGTAGATTCCACCAAGAGTTCCAGTGACAGCAACTGGCGATAAATTGCTCCCAATGAACTTCGCTCCGTAAGCGAATATACCAGACGTATAGACGTAGTAACATCCAGTTGATGCACCTGCTGAATTTGCTCTTGACCACCTATTTGTTGCCCACCGTGTAGGTGTTAACGCAGGATCTATGGCACCCCATCCGACTGCATGTCCTACAGTCGTATCTCCAATGGCGTTCGTGTTACCAGAACACACACCAAGCCATATCCTTGTGCCGTATGGAGGAGCAATTCCTATATCTCCAACAAGACTTCCGCAGATTCCTATTCTGATCTCATTCCATGAGCTTCCGATGCTGCGTAAGATTTGAGAACCAGATATAGCACCATGAAGTCTAGTCTCAACACCCTTAGTCAGTAGTTTGATTTTAGCACCTTTTGCCATTGTTACCTCGCAATGAAAGCACCACTCCAGTCTCCGCTGGTCTGACCATTGATGTCAGAGCTTGTGGTTGCATCTGAGAAATCTGTCCATCCGTTTGATCGCGGAACTCGAACTCTTCTCGCGATGAAAGCTCCACCCCAAGCTTCTCCACCAGAAAGGCCATTCACATTGACATCTGCTGTGTAGGACTCGAAGTCATCAAATCCAAGCACATCTGGCCTGATTGTCCTTGCTCCCCATGCAGTGAGCCACTGCATTGTCGGATCGTCCAAGGACCAGCCAAGTCGCTTCCCATTGATTGGATCTTCGTCAGCATACTGCTCCCACTCATCAATGACACCTGGACCCAACACACCTGGATCATCTGGAGGACCAAGAACTGGAGGCGGCTCGTAAGGCGGCTCAGGAGTCACCCCAGGATCGTTGTCGTTATCACCAGGGTCGCCAGCTGAGGCATCTTCAGCAACCAACAGCGGCACCCATCTGCGTCTGTGCCGTAATCTGCTCATAACTATCCACCCCAGTAGCTTACAGTGACATCTGCTGATCCTGCTCTTTGGATGAAGATCTTACTGACGTCGTCGTCTGGGAAAAATCTGGATGTGTTGGCTGACAACAGAAACCCAGCTGTTTCGCTTGGTGCCAAGACAATGACGTTCTCAGTGGAGTCCTCATTCTTCACCCATACTCCATTGGCGCAGTATTTCTTGGACGTTGAAAGCGGAGCAGCTGCAGCACCTGCCGTCGCTTGGCCAGACCAGCGGCGGGTGATCTGCGGGTGTGTGACGTTAGGCGTGTAAAAACTCATACACGAAGTCTACTCTTCGTCATCTCTTCCGCCTACCTTGTTGTTGACTTGGACTGCGACTATTGGAGTTCCTCTTGGCGGCAGCTGCAATCTTGGTTGATCTTGAGGCTCTTGGATCTTGCCTGTGTGCACGAATTTGAGAAGCTCCTTGAGCGTTGAATCGCTGGAATCCAGGAGTTTATTGATCTGCTCAGCCAGTTTGGCGATCATCTCAGGGTCCTTCGTCATCCTCATTGCGCGGCGACATATTCGCATCACGTCATATCGCTGCTTGTTGTTGAATGCGAACTTCCCAGCGGCAACTTTGATTGCACCAAGCTCCTGTAAATACTGCCCTACAACCGCATAGTTTCCCCATTTCCCAACCTCAAGCTGACCAAGGCCGCATTCCTGAGCGGCTACAAGCGCTTCGTCCTTTGTGAGTTTTGCTGGTGCCTGACCGGCTAGGACAGGGAGGTTTATCTCCTCCATCTTTGGCGGCTCGCTCGGTGGGCTGAGGATGTCATCGTCTTTCGGCGGCTCCGAGAAACTCTTCGCTGTCTCCATTAAGTTCTTCCTTCCATGCGTTATACAGTGTGATGTTTTCTTCCCACAACCAGCAGTTCTTCCACTTGTAGCGTGCCGCGAATGGCATGAAACACCAACAACCAAAAGTATCTCCAGTGTTACCGATCATCCTCCCTGGCGATCCGCAGCTCAGCAGATTGCTGTCGAGCATCGGACACGTCTGGCATGTCTCTAACCGTTTCCGCAACAAGCGATTTGATGCTTGGTTTTTTCCAGTCCACGGTGCCAGTGAGGACAAGATCAGAATGGGCGCTCTCCAAGCGTTTTTGGTTGCTCTGACCACCCCATGTGCATGGTAGTAAGACCTTACCGTCACGATTAGCCACTTTAGAAAAAGAGGCAAAAGGCCGCATCGACCTTTCCACGTAGTAGCGGAAAAGAGTGAGGATGACTTTTCTGGATTTGGCGATTTCATAGGCAATGCTGTCGCTGTATTTCGCACCGCTTAACTGCCCAATCTTCGTGTTTTCTGCCTGTTTTGACGTCTCAGTGAACAGTTTGTTCGGGTGGATCTCAAGCTTCCACTCGCATGTATTCCGCTCTTTGTCGATTGACAGAAGTTCTTTGGACAGAAACGCAGACATCAACCCAACTTCCTCTGCGTATGACTCAATCTCTCCCTCCTTACGACTGAATATGTTGGCTGCCTTTGGGAAAAACCGCAGCAAAGCAGCCTTCCAGTTCTCTCGGTATGGCAATGGGACGATTGTCGCAAATCCTATGTTCACTGGCTTTCGTTTGACGATCAACCATTCGAGAATCACTTGGTTAAGTGCGTTGAGGATCACCTTCATCGTCGGTTTAGACGTCAGAGCTGTCCTCTCGACCAGCGCATCAATGAATTCCTCCTGGATTCCAGGTGTGATTTCGACGGTTTCACCAGAGATAGTGACCCTTGTTGGGGCTTTGTCGTCCTCACTTTGGTTATCGCGATAATAGAACTCAGGAGTGACACCCTCTGCTTTTTCGAGCATGTCCGAGATCTTGGTCGGGTCAGGGCATCTCCAGTATTTACCTACCTGCACATCACAGATAGCCTTCATAGCCTCAATGAACCACCTGTATGCAAACTCCCTGAACTCCATTGCAGGCCAGATGAACCAGAAGAACTCGTCTCCGTTTCCGTCGATGGAAACTTTCATGACATAGACAGGCAACACCATGCTACGCGACTGCAGCAGCCATAGAGTCTTGTCACTCACCTGAACGTATTTCGTTTCGGGTGTCACGGATTCACTCTTGACGCATAGACCATGATTGACAACGCAAAATATCGGAGGGATAACGCGTTCATGCATGACGATTTTGAGCTGACAAAGTTCGATTTTGATCGAGCCAAGGCGTTTGTGAGCGGTTTAAGGAGGCAAGGAACTGGTATTGGACTCACCAATGGGTGCTTTGAACTGTTCCATTATGGGCATTCAGAGTTCCTGAAAGGCTGCAAACGGGCTTTACCCTGGAGGATGGTGCTCATTGTCGCAGTCAACGGAGACCAGTCATTTCGAATGCTGAAACATCGCACACCTGTTGTGCATGAAGAGTTTAGGAGATCCATTGTAGCATCGCACATGTCGGTTGGGTTTGCTTTCATCTGGCCAAACATGCGTGTGACTGAGGTTCTCCAGGTTCTACAGCCAGAGTATTGGTTCAAAGGGGCAGACTACAAGATGAGCACGCTGGACAAGGACGAGCTTGCGGCTGCAAAGGCTGCTGGAACCAAGGTTCAACTCATCGACCATGTTGCTGGACAATCGACAAGCAACCTGATCGACACGATTAAGAGGATGTGAGATCCTTTTGGAAACAGGACAAAGCTATGGAAGATCTCAACCCGAAAGAAAAAGCCTACCTTGAGCCACGCCACGCTGTTCAGCGAGATTGCTGCTGCGATCCGAGTGGTTCCGTTGAAGACATGCACGCCGAAGGTGAATACGGCGATGCTCATGATCAGTTCGTTGCCTGTCTTGGCGGTGACGTGAAGCCTCGCGGCGGTCACGCGGACGCTGTCCGTGCGCACGAACAGAAGATCAAGCTTGGAGTCGTCGACAACCGCAAACACGTCTACGGCGAAAAGGGACTTGAAGTCAGGGTCAAACCTGAACCGCCGATGGACGGCATCCCATGCATGTAACCTATGCCGAAAAGTGCTGAACGAAAGATGGCTCGACAAGGCGGGGCGATTCGCTACCGCACGGTCAAGAAAGACGGTAAAACACTTACGTGCGCTGTCACTCGTAAGGTGGGTGCAGATGGTTACTCTCACACTGCGATTGGTTGCTGCAGTGGGCTTTGCCTGCCGTCTGATCATCTTGGCAATCGCTGAACCGTTCACAACTGGGGTATCGCATTCCCTGGCGCTTGTAAAACCTTGGCAAGCCTCTGAGCGGAGCCCTACCTAAGTTCTCTCCAGTTCATTGCCCCTGTCATATTGATTGTTCCTGACAGGGACTGAGCAATTAAGCACAAACCACGTGGATTCGCTCCTGCGTAGTTGATCCCAATAGGGTATTTCGCACCAATCAGACTGCTAAGGCTTCCTCTTCCACCGCTTGATGTCACATATCCTACCTGAACTCTGACACCGCCCGTGATAGTGCCGAGTGTGCTCCAATACTCTATGGACGAATACGCTGTGTCATGGTTAGTCCAAGCTCCACCAGTAAATGTCGGGTTGTAGATGAGATAGACAATGGCATTTCCAGATGACGTAACGTCGTAATGAAGCGGAATTGTGATGATACGATTAACGTCTCCATCGAAAGTCGTCCTTGGTCTGATGGCAAATATAGGAACCTCAGCTCCTGCACCGACAGAAGTCGTTCCAACGAAACCCCTGCCGAACTCGTATCCAATATCTTCGTTGAATCCACCTTCGCTATTGACTGAGCAGCAGATTGCCTTGAGCAACTGAGCGGCACCAGACGTGCCATTGTTGTAGACTCTCCATTGAACAGGCAGATTTGCGGTCTGCATGTAGACACCAGTAAGCGTGGTGTTCGTGTTGAGGAATTGGTGGGCGACGTAGATCTTTCCATCTATAACAAACCCAGTCCTTACTCGACCGACTCCAAGCCATTCAATGTCGATGAAGAAGATCTGAGCTTTAGTCCAGTCAAGTGTGATGCCAGAAACACCAGATCCGTCCATTGGATCAACATTCCAGCTCCCTTGATCAACAGCATTGTCTACAGTGGCACCACTTGTATAGGTTCTACGCACCATCTGCAGTGTTCCAGCGTTGTTTCGGACGAATATCCCATTGCGAGAGTCAAACAAACCAACATCTTGCTGAGCATTTGACTGCGGAATTCCACCAACGAACGTCACGAGTATCAACTGAGACTTTCCAGGCTGATACTTGATGTGTGTTCTGGACACCAGAGCGGCTGTATCACCATTCGTGGTGCCTCCAGTCGACAAAGTGACCGATGATTCGTTAGGAAGATGGGTAGCTGAGCCTGCTCCGACGAGAATCTCTTCAAAGATCAGTGGTTGTTTCGTGTATTGGAAGCTCGATGCGAACAGACCAGTAGGATTCGACACGCGCAGACGCTGAAATGCGTCCAAGTGTGCGCTATCAGGACGGATGTCGATGTTTGAGATGTAGCTCATGTGATGTTCCAGAGTGTTCCGTCAGCAACGAACTGACCAGCTTCGCGTCCAGCAAGGTAAACCGTGTTGACTGAGTCGATCAACGACACAGACGTGACAGTAACAATACCGTCCGTTTGATTTTTAACCGTGATTTTCCGAACTGAAGTCGCGGCGGGTAGAGTAATCGTAATACCAAGCGCCGTGCACTTGACGTGGTTGACGCCTGTCGCGACAGAATAGTCCACTCCAGTGATCGCCCACGTAACGCCGTCCACCGCCACGTAGGCTTCGAGCGCAAGAATTCGCGTTTCATGATCGGAGACCGTCGCCTCCAGGTCTGTGATGCGGGTTTCATGGTCTGCTGCTGTGTCTTCAAGCGCAGCAACCCGCGCTTCAAGACTGATCAGGTCGAGGATGTTGCTTGGAAGCGCGTGCCATCCCTTGTTTCCAGAGGCATCGGTTCCGTAGTATCGGAGGTTTCCTGGCTGATTTACGTCACCATACAACTCAAACGTCCTGTCAGCCGACAGATCACCGCCACCAATGATGCTGCGGACTCCGATTAAACGACGTGAAGTGCAGACAACAGCCATGACAGCAGGTTACCAGCGAGATTCTGTTGACACCAGCTGATCTCCATGCGATGCCTATGGTTAGACGAAACAGAGACGTAAGCCTTTGCAGACCAACAGGTCTGGCAGCCTGTAAAACATGAGGGATGCAAAGGATGCGTGACACAACCGTTACCACTTATGGATCAACAACATCCGTATGTTCAAGAACAGCTGCAACTTGCAGCAGAAAACCGAGCAGAAGTGAGCAATATGCCTGTGGAAGTCGAAAACGCTAAGGTCGCTGCGCACTTCGCTTTTGGATTGGCGAGTGGGTTGATGCCGTATCTTGGCCCTGAAAGCCAGAATGACACGTTCGTCGTGGACGTTCGGTTTCAGGTGCAGATCTACTGCGTCGATGGAGACACTCCACTGAGGGTGAGGCCGCAGGACAGCACGTCAGACATCTACGTGCTCTACGATTGCTCCAAAGAATGGCCTGTTCCGCGCCCGGTGGGGTGGATCTGGGGAGCGCGATTGAAGAAGATGATCAATGACAAGGGCCAATGTGAGTGCCCTGTTGATAAGCTGTTACCTTTCGAGGGGTTAGTGAAGATGCTGAGAAAGCACAAACTCCTTGGGAGGACGGCATGATAGACGCCGAAAACTACCAAGAGAAGTTCCCACTGACAGCGGTTGTCATACCCCTGGAAGACGGAAGGTGGGGATGGAAGCTAAGAAGAGGAAAAATTGAAGTAGCACAGCACGTATTACCTGCAGAAACAGCAGGAAAAGCCCGTCAAGCACTGGTTCGAATACTGTTTGCCATCAGACACAATACAAAACCAGTGAAAGTGATCGACCAATGATCGACTGCACCGCAAATCCGCAGTTTCACCCAGGCCAAATCGTGTGGGTTCCTGTCCCAGCTCAGGCAAAGATGGGCAACCTCACCATTGCTGGCAGGGTGATCAGGGTGTTTGGGCGTCATGTCTGTGTGGATACCTCAGAAGATCCGACTGTAAGGCTCAACCCATTGTTGTTCCCAAAGCAGATCTCAGTTCCAGCTCAGATGCTTACGTGATACCATCTGGCCATGTCGCCAGATGAAGCACGAACACAGGCTAAAGCCCTCCTTCAGAGCACAGATGCTCTGCTTGGAGGGCTTCTCGCTATCGCCACCCAACTTCGCGAGGCTGTCGCGGTGTTTTCAGCCACGATTGACCAGACTGAACCCGTCCGTCCGCAACTCGCACGCGAGGAGGGGACGGAGACCGAAACGACTCACAATGGATTCCTAACATTGGCTGAGCTGACCGACAGACTGAAAGTCGCTGGGATAGACTACGACAAGAAAACAGTTAATGCCTATGCCTGCCAGGGCGTGATACCGTTCATTCGGCAAGGAAAGCATAGGGTGTTTGACTGGGAGCAAGTCCTTGAAGCGCTATCAAAATCGAAACGGAGAAAACATAATGAAGTGGTCAGAACACAAACAGAAGTGGATTAACCGAGGAGTCCTTGTCGGTGTCGCATTGGCAGCAGTCGTTGCCCTCTTCTATGGGTGCAGGGCTGAAGCAGCTGAGACTTGGCCTGGAATGCCTCTACGCACCAACAGAGTAGTCCTGTGCTGGGATATGCCTGATCCGTTGGAGGATATCGACTACACCCGCATCTATATCAGGCACACTCTTCCGCCTGATATGCCGCTTACCAACGTCTTCGCACCAACTTCACTGCTGCGCGAGGAGTGGACTGGAGTATGTGGAACCAATGTCATGAATTGGACACCGGCTCCAGGTGCCACAAATGGCTGGACGCTGTTGATGGAGATACCCAACAAAGCTCCAGACGGCACTCAGTTGAACATCGACCACATCACGCTGACGAACACATGGGCTGGATCGAACCTCCCTGCTTTCTTCGCGATCACAGCCAAGAACGTCATAGGTGAATCGACTTTTTCCAACGTCGCCTGGATACCCCGCCCAGTCCAGACGACCCGAAACTTTCAGCTCTTGAGCTTAGAGTAGGGCGGCTGGAGAAAGCTATACGCTACCTTCTGCCACAATCGACAAACCAACCTCCTCCATTGCCGCAGTAACGAAATGCGCCGGTAGTGACGAGCTACCGGCGCTGCCGTCCGCCAAGGACTTCAACCTGTTACCATCTGTTGAACACGTATCGCACGGTATGAAGCACGTCAACCATGAAACCCGAGCTAGAATTGACAGACGACGAGCTTCGACTCATGGAGGAGCAGCTTACTGATCTCGGATGGAAGAGACTTGTCGGGGATGTGTGGATTCATCCAACCTCATTCATAGGGGTCAAGATGTGGACAGCTGCCAAGATCGCTGGTGTCTACCCAGGAGTCAAAATTGACTCTTTACATCCGTTCCTTCAGCAGATAGAAAAACATACGCATGACAAAGCAGCGATGGACGGAGTTGATGAATGACGAACGTCTCCAGCTGACCCAAGCGGAGATTGATCAAGGCTGGCACTTCTGTCCTGAGTGGGACTCTCTCCTGATCGGCCCAGGTATGGGTGA